ACTTTGAAAAGATAACTTGGATCTTCTATTGATAAAAGAGGCATTGAATCCAAACATTTAAATACACTTGCGCAAGTACCGTAGAATTTCTTGATACCCTCTTCAAGTGTCATTGTATAATCCCAATCTAACTTCTCACGAATTAAATCATTGTTAGAATTACGACCACGAACTCCTAGAGGTCCGTCAATATGATTTTTTTCAACTTCTTTATCTGCCACCTTCGCTGCGATATCTACAAGTTGATTAATAGATACCATTTCTTCTGAACCTATATTCACAGGACCAGTAAAGTCTGATTGTACTAATCTATAAGTTGCTTCGACGCATTCATCAACGAACAAGAAGGAACGAGTTTGTAAGCCATCTCCCCACACCTCAATAGATCCACCTCCCTTCGGGAGTTCAGCAACTTTGCGACAGATTGCTGCAGGAGCTTTTTCTCTTCCTCCCGTCCACGTTCCTTCGGGACCGAAGATATTATGATATCTGGCAATGCGAACAGGAACATCATAATTACGATGATAAGAAAGGTATAACCTTTCGGAGAAAAGTTTTTCCCAACCATATTCTGAATCTGGGTTGGCAGGGTAGGCAGTATCTTCACGGCAGTCTGGTGTGTTTGGGTCTAGTTGATTATGCTCTGGGTACATACACGCAGAGGATGAAAAGAATATCTTTGGTTTATAATCTTTAATATTCCTTAAAATATTTAAGTTAATTGTTGCAGAGTTGTTCATTACATCTGCATCGTGCTCTCCTGTAAAAATATAACCTGCTCCTCCCATATCAGCAGCAAACTGATATATCTCATCAAACTCTATATTAGTTACATCATCGCAAAATGCTTGGTCTGTTAAGTCACCAGTTAAAAATTCATCTGCTTCTGTGCCAGAAAAATCTGGTTCTTTTACATCTGCTCCTCTTACCCAGTATCCTTCTAACTTAAGTTTCTTTACCATATGACTTCCGATGAAGCCACCTGCACCACAGACAAGTGCCTTTTTAGTTTCAGTTTCCATAATCTATTTCACTCCTTTTATATAGAACGTAAATTAGACTCGTTATTTTTCATCCACTCATAGGTAGATTCAAGTCCTTCACGCAAACTAATCTTCGGTTCCCAACCCAAAGATTTTATCTTATCTACATTCAAAACTTTTCTAGGTGTTCCATTTGGTTTTGATGTATCCCATTCATAATCATTCTTATATCCTGTAACTTCAACAATCATTTCTGCAAGTTCTTTGATTGTTATATCTTCTCCTGTTCCAATATTAATTATCTCTTCACTATCATATCTTTCCATACAGATTAATAGTGCAGCTGCTAAGTCATCAACGTGTAGGAATTCTCTTCTTGCACTCCCATCACCCCAGAGTTTTACAACCCAATGCTTACTCTTTTCTAATGAACCATCAAACTTAGCAAGTAAAGATGGAAGAACGTGACCATAATTTATATCAAAATTATCATTAGGTCCATATAGATTTGTTGGCATCACAGCAATCGCATTTAATCCATACTGTTTACGATATGCCTGACACATCTTAATACCTGCTATCTTTGCAATCGCATATGCATCATTACTCCCTTCAAGAGGACCTGTGAGTAGTTGGTCTTCTGTAATAGGTTGTTTTGCAAACTTAGGATATATGCAAGATGAACCTAGAAATAGTAATTTTTCAACACCTACCATCGCTGCACTACTGATTATATTAGATTGAATCATTAGATTTTCATATATGAAATCAGCAGGGTAATCAGAATTACCACCAATGCCTCCTACTTTTGCAGCAGCAAGAAATACATACTCAGGTTGTTCCATCATAAAGAACATCTTAACTGCATTCTGATCAGTCAAATCACATTGAAAACGATTTACAGTTATAATGTTTGTAAATCCTTGCTCTTTTAAATGACGTATAATTGCAGAACCAACTAAACCATTGTGTCCTGCTACAAAAATTTTTGAATCACTGCCCATAGATACACATATCCTCAACTAATTGTTTGAATGTTGTTTTAGGTTCCCAACCTAATTTTTCTTTTGCCTTTGTTGCATCACCAAGTAAACTTTCAACCTCTGCAGGTCTGAAATATTTTTCATTGACAGCAACAATAGTTCTTTTTGTAACCTTATCTATTCCGATTTCATCAAGACCTTCTCCCATCCACTCTATATTCAAACCAAATATAGGTGCTGCTGCATCTACAAATTCACGAACAGAGTGTTGTTCACCAGTAGCGATGACATAATCATCTGGTTCATCTTGCTGTAGCATCATCCACATTGCTTCAACATAGTCTTTTGCGTGACCCCAATCTCTTTTTGCATCAAGATTACCAAGATACAAAACATTTTGAAGACCAACAGATATTCTTGAAAGACCCTGTGTAATCTTACGAGTTACAAAAGTTTCTCCTCTTCTTGGAGACTCGTGATTGAATAGTATACCAGAACTACAGTGCATATTATATGCCTCACGATAGTTTTTAATTATCCAGAACCCATAGAGTTTTGCAACTCCATATGGAGAACGTGGATGAAATGGTGTCGTTTCTGTCTGAGGAAACTCTTCTGCCTGTCCATAAAGTTCTGATGTTGATGCTTGATAAATGCGTACATCATCTTGCATACCAAGTATTCTTACTGCTTCAAGAATACGAAGTGTTCCCATTGCATCAACCATACCAGTATATTCTGGTAACTCGAATGATACTTTAACGTGACTTTGTGCTGCGAGATTGTAAATTTCGTGCGGTTGAACTTTCTGTATGATATGAATGATACTACCAGAATCGGTCATATCACCATAATGAAGTTTAATCTTATTGTAGATTGGGTCAATACGATGTGTATTAATTAGAGAACTTCTCCTCACAATACCGTGTACATCGTACCCCTTAGACAACAAAAACTCGGCAAGATAAGAACCATCCTGCCCAGTTATGCCTGTTATTAATGCTGTTCTAGCGTATTTCATAATGTCATAATAAAGAGAATACTATGTATTGTCAAGTCCTTCCGTAATTGTCATTAAACCTTACGATATCATCCTCTTCTAGATATGATCCGCTTTGAACTTCAATAATTTTAAGTGGTATCTTACCAGGATTTGACAAACGATGCTTGCAACCAAGTGGTATGTATGTGCTTTGATTCTCTGTCAACAATTGTTTATCATCATTCAATTGAACCAAGGCAGTGCCACTCACGACAATCCAATGCTCCGTGCGATGATGATGCTGTTGAAGAGATAAACTTGAATCAGGTTTAACTTCAATGTTCTTGACTTTATACCTGTCACCTTGATCAATTACTTCATACCAACCCCAAGGTCTTTCTTCCTTCATTTCTTAAAGTACTTGTTTATCATATCAATCTGGTCTTGATACTTCGCAATCATATCAAGTTCTTGCTCGATTGCCTCGACAATATTAGAATGCTCACCTATTCCCGCAGGATTAGTAAGGTAAACTTCTACATTGGCAACGTGCTTTTGAATGTCACCTTGAGCGTGTGCTAAAAGTGCTTTAATCAGTTGTTCTCTCATTTTTTGCGTATGCAGTAACTTCGGGTGATGGGTCTAACCATTTTGTATATTCAAAGTCCTCCATTGCAGTTTCCAATTGCATGAAGTTATCACAGAGGTACATATCTCTATACCTCATACTGTATGTATTATACTTTTGAATACGGTAATCTGGTTCACCGTTTAATTCAATAATCCCACTTTCAACGTATCTGTATGGGTATTTTTCGTGTAAAACTTCCATAGTGTTTCATAATATATGTCTATATTATACACCGTTATAATGCCTGAGTCAAGCAAATAGTTACCTATATGTTGGAATATCTCCGTCATCATCGTCTTCCTCATCCTCCTCTGGTGTGAATACTAATAGTTCCTCTCCAGTTTTTACACCCTCCATCTCTGGATGAGGTGCTGGTGGTCTATAAGGTCTCATCGCATCACCAAATGATTTCACAGGTCTTTTATCAAATTCTGATAAGGTTGACCTCATCATCATAGCCATGTATACACAAGTCATACCAAACACGGCTGCAAAACACAAGAGATATATAAAAACCGAAATGTCGTTCATCTAAAACCTGATTGTAATATTTTCTGTATTGGAACTTGTTTCACTCTATCTATAATATCAGTTTCTATCTTATCAAGAATATTAATATCAATTTCCATAAATGGTGGTATGATGCCTAACATCCTGAGTAAACCATCCACAAATAGTGCTAGAGTTGTAAATCCAAGTATCATACTAATCACTGTGGCATCACGATTATGCTTTGCCATTGATTCTTCATCAATTTTTTTTGCTTCTTCAACTGCCTCTTCAACTGCTTCCCTGACAGCATTAGAAATTAGCACATCTACTTCCTCTTTGGTGTAGGTGTACTTCCGTATCTTCTCCTCTGTGACTGTTCTCTCTTTTGGAACGTCGGACAAAGGAAACTCTGTGATTAGTGCTTTGAACATATCGGATTGCTTTTTAATATGTATTATATCATATCATCTCATAACCACCACTATATGGTCGTTTCGCCATCTTTTTGTCCTGTTTCTCCTGTAAGTCAGCAATTTTCTTCAGGGTTTCCTGACTTTTCTTAATTTCGTCTATCTTTTTTTGAACTTGGTCAAGTTCTTTTTTGATATCCATTCGTCTTTAAAATTCTTCCCTTATGACCTCCTCACGTATAGAAAAGAGTGGTGAGTTCTGGTCTAAGTACAATTATTTAGCGAACTTCAAAGTCTAACTTGCGTATTTTACGTTTACTACGTTGCTCTTGCCACTCAATTTGCTCTGTTGAAAGACCTCCATCTTTCTTCGTTGTATACGTATTGAGCATAATAACTTTACTTAAATCAACAGCAGATATTACATCTCCTTTGATGGTTGTCATATTTTCACAACCACAACAAACTGATTTTCCTGCAGCAGCTATTATCTCCTTACCACAGGATTTACACCTCACTTTAATTGGTTCCATCTTTAACATTCTTACCTTTACTTCATTCACTTACATAATGTAATCGTTATATTATATATCATTTTAATTCTATTTGTTTACACACAAAATAATTACCGACTGCTTTACAGGAGAATGCTTTATCTCTACTCATCTTTGCCAATAAAAATGTAATTGAGATAAGTTGGATCACTATAACGAGTGGCAATCCAACTTTTAACAGTGTCTTTACTTTACGATCCATAACAAATTTTTATATCATAACTATATATCACCAATCATCCTCCATCTCTATTTGCTGTGCAGGACAAGGTGGTGCTGTTCTGTGATAATTAACGTGTAACAACTCTATGAACACAAGAGAACAAACCAATATCATATTGATCTGAAACAACGGATGTTTGAGTAAATTCATTATATAAAAAAGACCCCTACTATGTAGAGGTCTTTGTAAAGTTGTTACTAAAGCCTAGAATGTAAACTTAACACCTGCTTTTGCACCCCAGTCAACATCGTCTTCTGCAGTTACAGCAGATAGTTCACCGTAGAACTTATCATATGAACCACCAACATAACCGATGAATTCTACATCACCGAACTCGTCAGTTGTTTCTGTGTGTGTAACTGTTGGACCACCAGACACGTACCAACCGATACCTGCAGGTGTTTCTCCCTCATATCCGACTACTGCTTCTAGTCCACCAGATGAATAAGCACCGTCAGGGTATGAACCAGTTGCTTCCAAATTGACGTATGGACCAGCAAAAGCTGCACCAGCGAATAGGAATGGAGATGCTGCCACTGCAGCGATTGTTGATTTAAACATTTTTTTTGTATATTATCTCGCAAGCATTAAAAAACCTGCGGATGGAAAATCTTTCGACAAAGATTTTTACATTCTACGCAGGGGCACGATCTTTCGATCCCGTTGTTCTATGTAATGTTATTTAGTATACAGTGATCCCGAAGATTTGTCAAGTGTGTGGATATCTTTACCTTTTGACCTTTGCCCAATCCATATCAAATAGATATAAACCTTTATCTGTAAGAACGTGATTATACATTTTCTCAAAGACAGCAGGTGGCATTGTGACAACGTGAGCACCAGAGGCAAATGAGTCTGAAACTGTTTTTACATCACGAACTGATGCTGCAAGTATCTCTGTCTTTCTTATACCTTGTATTGTATACACATCACTTATCTGATCTATTAAATCAATACCATTAAAAGAATTATCATCAACTCTACCAACAAAAGGTGAAACATACTTTGCACCTGCCTTTGCAGCAAGTATTGCTTGTGCTGCTGAAAATATAAGAGTTACATTAACATTCACTAAATCTCTTGATAATTTCTTACATACTTTTAATCCATCAGGAGTACAAGGAACTTTGATTGTTGCATTCTTTCCAAACTTACGAGAAAGTCGTAAACCCTCCATATACATTGCATCAAAATCACCAACGACTTCCATACTGATATCATCAATACCCATATCAATTAGTTGTTGATATACTTCTTCTGGGTCTCGACCACTCTTCATAATCAGAGTTGGATTTGTTGTGATACCGTCAATCAAATCAGTTTGAAAGTGTTTTTCTATCAATTCTGTATCAGCGGTATCCAAAAATAACTTCATAGTGTCTATAAACTGTACCTATAGTATAACACATTTTTTCAGTTTGCAAACCATAAGTTTAAGTTTGCTAAATAAAGCTACATCAAATAGGTACATTTACAGATGAAGAAACTATTACCTATATTATTGTTTGCGGGTTTCAGTTCACCTGCATTTGCGGATATTACTCATAAGTTAAGTTCAAGTGTTCAATTACAAGTGAACGCAGCAGCAACACAGGTTGAGAGAATCGGAAGCTCTTGGAGTGTTTCTGGAAACGGTGTTGATACAACAGATGGTACAACTGTTAACACAGTATCTGCTGGTACTATCACATCAGGTGTTATGAGTCCAGGCACAATCGCAGCAACCCAAGACGTACCAGGTGCAAGTTTCAGCTACTCTGCTACATACGTTCAAGGAGATGCGGTATCACAATCTGCACCAAGCGTAGGTGCTGTAAGTAACTTTTCAGACCAAGTATCAACAGCAGCAGGAACCGCAGGTGACTTAGCTGGTACAATCACAACTCAAGGAGTTATGACAATAACAGCGGGTGGAGCTGGTACTGTGGCGACTGGCCAATTCGTCAATGAGTTGACCGTTCAATAGATTTGTGCTATAATGTCAGATGAAAAAGTACCTTGTCCTAATTGTGGGTGTGAGTGTCCTTGCGAGTGCGAGGACTGCGATTGCTGTGCCAGTAGTCCCTAATTTTACCCAGGGCTCGATGACCAGTAACACGGAAACCACAAGCACCGTGACTGAAACGATCAACAGTATGAATTATGATACAGGGTATCAATATGTTATTACAGGCACAAATATACAACACGATGGAAATACTATTTCTTCACCATCGACAACAGGAAATAGTAATACACTGAATGGGGTGACTTCAACATGGACAGGATTGGATCTAAACAACAAACCAAACTTCACACTAACAACGCCAGGAGAAGCCTTTCAATTTACAGAAAGTTATTCTGGCCCAGGTCTTTCAAATCACACAATAATACAGAGAACCACAACTATACAAAGCGTCACAAATACAACAAGCACCTTCTCAAACTGATATCAGTTTGTTTGTTAGGTACAGCATCCCCTACGTTTGCAAGTGATATTGGGGGTGTTTCAGCGACAGCAAATCCAGTCGCCAATAGTTCTGGCTCAGTTACCAATCAAGCTATACAAGTTTTACAGGGTCCGTATATAACTAATACTTATGGAAATGGTATACAGTGTCAAGGTCCTACCATGAACATAACACCGTTTGCCACAGGAAATATTGCAGTCAAGCGTCCATATGAATCTTATTATATGGATCCCGTGTACAATAATGTAGACGCAAATAATGATGATGTGCCCGATAATCCAGGTGAAATTTTATACTATAAACCTACAAGAACAGGGCAGAAAGATAGTAGTACATTATCAATAGGTGTATCAGCAACTTGGTCTAGACCATTAGATAAAAAACTACAAGAGCAATGTAAACAAGCAGCAGAAGCAAATATCGCATTAATGAATCAATCTGTTGCCAATAAAAGATTAGATTTTGAAATCGCAAGATTAAAGAACTGTGGTGAACTAATGAAGGCTGGAATAATTTTCAAACCTGGTACTGAATATGCTAAAGTATGTGCTGATGTTATGTTAATTAATCCACCAGGTGTCGTTGCAAATCATACACACGAGATACCAGTAAAACCACCTATCAGTAAAGATGCAAGTGTTTTAAAAGAGATATCAATTGGTAATACTAAAAAGTAATTATTTTTTCTTCAAAGGTGGTAATCCTTTCTTTTCACGATATTTGTTTGCTCTAATTTCTGCACGACTAGGCATATCAACTTTCTTACCCATTTTTTTCTGTATCGTTTTCCATATCTTCGTAAGAATTGGTTTGACTATTCTTAATATAATTGGTGTTGCTGTAGCACCTGCTGTTGCGATAACTGCAATTGCAAGTGCATTTGTTGCCTGATTTGTAGAGGGAATAAATTTTTCGACTGCAGTAGTTGGTTCGTATAATGTAGTACAGATTTTACCATCTTCACTTAATTCGTGACCCACAACTCTTTCATCACCTGATTGTGTTAAGTCACCAAGTCTTAAATTACCTGGACCAGGACAAGGAACATCTCCTTTACCACCTAAATCACCAGTATCGGGAATCTCTGGTGCTTCGATTTCTGGTGGTGGTTCAACTGGTGGAGCAGGAGTTTCTCTTTGAATAATTAATTGCTCTGGTGTATATTCCATTGCATCATATGTTGGATATTCACCGTGAGGACATAAAGTTGTAACACCATCTTCATCTTGATTTACAAGGTCATGATCAAAAGGCATTCTTGTTACATGATCCTTATTATCCTTGTGCATCTTGACACAACCAGGTATCTCCACAATTGGAAATCCTATTTGTGTTGTGATTGGTGGATGATTACTTGGAACATTAGGTATACCATTCAACCAATGTTGATTACTTACAACATTAGGTATTGTTATATTTGGTACTTCAATTTCATTTATTGGGGACATAAACACCACCCGACTCTTTAGGCATTACAAACTTAATTTGTTTATAAACCTCTTCAATAATAGTATCTTTAATGAACTTTCGGTTTTCATCAACTCTTTTATCATACATCTTTAAATTATATAATAAAGCAGAAAATACAAAAAGGTTGACACCTAGAGATATGCCAACACCAATTTTAAATAACAAAGATTTCATTTTTTAGTTACATTTTCAATAAGATACTTTTGATTTTCTCCTGCCTTTTCCATTGAATATAAAGCAAATGATTTAGTCATAGCTAGTGCTAATAGATGATGAATATTTTTACCATCCTCATCAGTTAATTCATTGCCCATAGTTGCAACAACTCCTACAATCAATCCGAGTTCTACAAGTACAACAAGAAAAATGAGTTTCATTGCCCATTTTCCTGTCTCAAAAAATCTTTTGATTTGTGCTTTTAGAAAATTCATTAGAAACTAGGAACTCCTAAACCTACTCCAGCTGGTAATGGTGAAGATGTTCCTTCTGATGAAGGTAATCCTAAATCTCCAAGGCCATCAGGCATGACAGATTCCATTACTTTACTTTTGACGTTTTCGATGATAGCATCTTTATTGAGATATACAATCCCAACAGCACCAACGACGGTGATAGATACAACACCACTTGCAATAGCGATTCCATTGATAATTTTCTGTAACATAATTCTATTTAATACAAATTATATATCATACTCGCTACCTTCTCCCATATAATCAAGAGAAACGATATCATGATGAACTTCTTTATTTTCTTTTAGTAACCACTCTGCAAACTCTTGACGGATGGATACAGCATCTTTAAGTTGCTCTAATTCACCATCAGTGCATAATTCGTTCATTCGGTCTATTGACCAATCATAAGTAGTTCTAAGATTTTTCGTGAAACTGTCCATAATCCTTACGCATGTAGCGTCCGAGTATGTTGCTATTATAATACATTGGTGTTCCGTCGTCAAGTGCTTCCATCAGAACATTATGTAAAAATAATTGTTTTGTTTCTTCGTAATTTACTTTTCCAAGGGTTGTGTGGAGGGAGATGATTTCTCTCCTGAAATTGTCTCTGCCAAGATCCTTAATGTCTCGTTTAAGTTCGTCAGAGCTTCCATAGTACTTTTTCCAGTCGGACTCTGATGTAACTTTTCGTTTTCCTCCTTTTGGTTTTCTTTTTTGGGTAAAGTACTTTCTTCCAATATATTGCTTTCCGTTTGTTGTATTTGTGATGCGATAGACGAACCCATAGTGGTCGCCAATATCATCAGAGGTAAAAGGACGACCTTCATATATCCAAGGGTTTTCATAATCGACTTCCAAAACAGTAATCATATTTTAACACATTCATAACTATATATCCATAAATATTAATAAACGATTATATAGATGACGGTATTTGTCAAAAACCTAATTATTAATGCTGGAGAGGACTTCAGTGAAGACTTAGAAATATTAAGTGCTGACGGTTCTGGAGTTGTAAATCTTTCAGGATTTACTGCATTATCTCAGATGAGAAAACATCCAGACAGCACAAATTTCGTGGGTATTGCTG